ATTACGATATTTATTAAACGCATTAATCGTTAAGAATTGACTAAATAAAGAAATATGTTCAATAAATGAACTAAACAATACTGTTGCTAAAACGGCTTGTTGATGAGACATCGTTTTGTTTTTAAGGAATTTTTCAGTATATTCAACACGTCCCATTAATTGAGGGATATTACGAATATTTTGGAATACTTCAACTAAACCCATACGTTCTAATAAATGACGGTATGCGGCTAAATGACGTTGTTCTGAGTCACCGAATACCGCACCTACTTCATCGACTTCTGGTTTAGGGAAGATATAATAGATATCCATCCAGAAACGCTTAACATTTACTTCAATTTGTGAAATAGCTAACATACAGCGAGTGATCGCTTCTTTTTCATGTGGTGCTAATCTTGTTTTAAAATGTTGGATATCTGCGTCATAGTTGTATTCAGTAAATAACCAGTATGAATGGTGGATTGCGTCTACAAATCCTGCAAATTCTGGATATTCTGTAGGAAAAATTTCTAAACGTTTTTCGAATAAGTTACGTTTGGCTAATTTAGTCATTTGATAAACTCCTGATAAAAGTTAATTTAATTAGTTTAGTATCTTAGATAAGATAATGTTGTTACAAATAAATAATGTCTAGCGATAATAAATTAATTGAATAAATTGTTAAAAAAGAAAAAGAAAGAGATAAAGGAAATAAATATCTCAAATCCGAAAATACTAACTATGTGTTCTATAGCTTACTGCTATGTTTATTAACCAAAATATAGGAAAATAATTAATGGATGTAAAAAACTTAACCCTGATTGACAATAGAGCGGGGGTATCTGTTACAGCGTATTCTAACGGTGGCGATAAAAGTGTCGATAGAATACGTGGTAACTGGTTTAGTGCGTTTAATAATAATATTACGCGTAAATCAACTAATAGTAATGGTTATGGCACCGGTGTAACGGGTAGAGAAATAGCCGATAGTATAAAAAGGTTTGGTGGTGCTTGGATAGGTGATAGCAGAGTAGCGTACGAAGATAGAGTAGTGGCACCACCTCCACCACCTACTCCAGCACCACCACCTCCATCTAATAATCCAACGACATCAACTCAAGAAAATTGTTATAGTTATCCTAACTATTTCGCAATACCTGCTGATATAAAAAGTGCAATATATAATCAGTTTAAAGACGATAATTTTAATTTTGATATCACCAAACTTATTGAGTGGGAAAATCGTAACGGGATAGAGTATATTAGAAGATATGATAGTGGAAGGACGAGCCAAAACAGTTGGACAGCTTTAGGGCAAGTTGATGTTTGTATAAGACGTAGGTACCTAAATACATCATCTGGTAGTACATTAACGGGCACAGAGATAACTAAATTGATTTATATAACAACTCATAATTCTACTGAATACCGTCACGGTGGCGGTGATGGTAGTAGTTATACTATTGACTACGAGTGGACATTTAGAAAAGACGGTATTGCTAAGACTAGAACTGAATTAAGTAGCAGGACATCACACTCATGACAAAGTTATCGTCAGTTTAAAAACTAGCTGTGCTGTGTCTATTCTAGTAGAATCTTACATATTCGCTAAAAAATCGAATGTGTATATCCTGTAGCGATGTCGCTACAGGATATATGTTTTACTGTTTACATTAATTTAATTCAAAATAGTCTAATAAGAATTTAGGATCATCTAATGTTTCACCTTCTTTAATAACATCATCAAAGAAATACTCACATAGATCAATTTGTTTGATCTTCTGATATAAGACATCAAAATAATCCCAGTTCCCTTCTAACCAGTCTTGATTTAATTTAGCTAATAGTTTAGCTATAACTACAAAATAACCATGATCGGATAGCGGGGAGAGTTTTGATTGATTTTCCCTTACTTTATAAGGTATTTTAATTTCAAAAGTAAGTTTATTACTTTTTACTTTAGAAAACGAAGGGATGATCTTTTTAGTTTCATCTACACTACTTCCTACCGAATCATTTACCCCACCTAAATCTACACCGATGGTGAAAACCTTAATATACTCGTAATTATCACTCAACCCTGCTTTAACGAAACGACTATCAATAGTGATTTCACGAACTTCACTATTAATATTATTATTCTTAAACGTTTCGGTGAAGTTCTTCGTTTTTATTAAGTTAGCAAATAACGACCATGGTTCAAATGGAACTAAATCTCCACATGTATTGACATCGAATTCAGATGAGAAATAATAGTTATTCGTAGGTGAACTAGCCATGATTAAAGCTTCTTTAAACTTAAATACTAGAGTATAATGATTTTCAACACCTGCATCGTACTTGTAAACCATAGGGGTTAAAGTTCTAGGCGCAATACCAATTTGTCTAAAGGTATCGATACGTCGTTTAAGTGTATAGTTAAGTAAGTATAAATGATTGTATTTATCTCGGGTAAAATAAAATACAACAGCGTTTTTCACATCTAGTAAGAATGCGGTATATAGCTCATCCATGACGCCTTTAAAGTAAACTAAATCTTCACCTAAAGTTAAATCAAGTTGTTTTTCTTCGATATAAAGTTTAACTTTAGAAACCATTGTCTCTTTATCGTTAAACTCTTTAGTTGCATGGATATCAAAAATACCTGAATAAAGACTATTGAATATTACTAGAGGATTGTTTTCTTGACACATTTTAAACTCCTTATTGAAAAAATATGCTGTACACTTAAGTGTACAGCACTATGTTCTATTTTAACTTGAAAGCTTTGGTAAGTTTTTCTAAAGTATCAGGTTTACGTTTAACGCCACCTGTCAATAGTTTTTCGATAACTTTATAGTACTTAACATCTTTTGCTTTTTCTGCTTCTGCAAATTTAGCAAGTAATTTAGCAATAAATTCGTACCATGCTTCATCAACTAGTTCTTCACCATAATTATCAGCATTAACCGGAATGTCGATAGTTAATAAATTTTGGTGAATAGTTTCAAATCCGATAGATGGGGTAAATTTAGTTGCATCTTTTTCTTTACGGATAAAAGTAGTGGCTAAATCACGACCGCCAATACGAACAGTTAATTTATTACAAAAACCAGTACCTGCAGGATTACCTCTATTGATTCTTGTTAGACTAACGTGAACGTAGTTATCATCACCAATTTCAAAATATTCTTCAGTGTTTACACGTTTAAGAACATCGGCTAATAAACTATTCTTAAACTTAGACCCTACTAAGAAACTATCGATGCCATATACTACCGTAGGCATGGTGTTTCCGTACACGTCATCCATTTCGAAGCTTTCTAAACCAAACATCAGTTCTTGGCTAGGGTAACCGTTAGCCACACCGATTTCGTTATCAGAACGTGGTTTAGTGCTGATAACCGGAACGATAAATTCTGGTTCTTTATCTAATTTAGTTAAAAGAATATCAGCGAATTCACGATGTGCTAAGTTAAATGCCGTCGTGTGATTGTATAAAGTTAAAATATAAACAACGTTTGTATTGGCATCAAATACTAAACGTGAAGGCTGATAACCATAAATACAAAGAAAAGTTTGTACATTTTCTTTTTGTGCTGCAGTATAGTTTTCATAATCTTCTTTAAGACTTGTAAATTTATCTAACACAACTTCAAAAGAAAGAGCTTTTAGCATGCCATCTAAGAGTCGTGTGTTTGAACGTAATTTTAAAATTTGAGACATTATTGTCCTCCAATTTAGTTGATTGAAAATAAATATTTATTTTCTTTCTATTTAAGAATAGAAAGTACTTCTTTTACCACTTCAGAATAAAACTTTAAACTATCCATGTTTCCATATTTATCGTTATGGTAAAATTGTAATACGGCAATGAGTTGTTTAAATTTATTTACAAACATTAACCACTCTAATTCCGTCATATTTAATACTGACGAATAAAGATTTATTAAAAGTTTAGCTAATTCATCACAATAATAATAAATATATTCTTTATCGTAAGTACTTAAGGTTAAAGAATCTTTAGTTCTATTAACACAATCAACCTTGACCAAAAGGTTAGATGTCACTAATCCTTTATTGTAGATATCATCGTTTAAACTGAGCGTAGCTTCATAAGCACCGTCTAAAGATTCAGTAAATCCTTTTGAATCAAAAACTAGTTTATTTAGTTTTTTATTACTAGGAGAATCAAATGTTAAAGTTAGTGTTTTACTTTTCGCCAGTAACTTAGCGATCAAAGATTTACTATTTTCACACTCGATACAATATACACTTTTGTTTGCATTTGTAACGATACGGTTAGAAGCGGGTTTAACTTCAACACCATTAAGGTGTACACTTAAACTATATTTCTTTTTCTTACTATCATGTAATTTAATAGTAGGAACAAAAAGTGTATTCACTTCAGTTGAACAAACTAAAGCCAGTATATGACTATAGCTTTCAAAACTTTGCCAATCAATAAAAGCGGTATAGGTTTCACCTATTTCTATATCTTTAAACTTTATACTCTCCAAAGGATGTTCGCCTTTAGGTGCCCATGCTTCAAGTGTATAAAAATCAATCGCGTAAGTATGGTATTTAGAGATATTAGGATTAACCAACATATATCCTGTAACATACCTGCCATTATGATCACGGAAGTTAACTATTCCACCGAAAAGAGGCTCTTCTACATTTGAAAAGCTATCTTCATTTTCTTCCGCAATACGTTTCTTAAATTGTTCTAACTTTAAGATGTCTTTACATCCTAAAAGTGTTGATAATTTTTTAGACACAATAGTCTCCTAAAATAGTAGGGGGTAGTATACCCCATATTTTATAACTTATTAAAAACGGTAGATACAAAGTCTTTAAATTTTTGAGGATTGAGATCTTCTATTTCAAGTATTTTTCCAGCCGGTGGTCTAACAGATGTGTCTCTGTTAAACAAGACGGTAGTTACCAATTTCTGTTTCCCATCCTCTTGAATTTGACCGCCTATACCTAAAGTTAAATAATTATTCGTTTTCTTTTCAGATAAACCAAAATCTTTAACCTCTTCAGAAACAAACATCGTAGAAAGGTATTCTTTCACGTTTAAACTTCTGATACATCTAAATAAAGATTTGATTACTTCCTTACCGTTTGATACTTTTAACATTGGGCTAACGAATAAATCAGGTAGGAAGATATCAAACATCTTAGAATAGAAGCCGTATGTATGAGTATTTAAATTAACAAAGATAATACCATGCAGTTCTTTACCATCTTTAAATACACGTCCAGGAACAACATCAATTTCTTCAGAATCAATGTTAGCGTCGTTTAATTTCTCTTTAAGTTCTTCAATCGGTACATCCAACATCAACCCATCACAATTATAACTATAGTTATCACGAATAACGTAGTTAAATGCATCCAGGGCAGCATTAAAGAACTGCTCACCTTTTGAAATCACTTCAACATCATCTTCTTCAATTTGTTTAGTACTGTAAGCTAGTCTATAGAAGAAATAATTTAATTGACCGAAGAGTTTAGCCACATTAACCGATTCTTCTTCCACTAGTTTACCATCGGAATAAACTTCATCTACTGAATTTAACCATTTTCCAATATTTAATACCCATTGCAACACGGTTGTTAAAACATTACTACCGATTTCTGTACCGATGTTAATTTCTAGTTCAGTAAGATAAGAAGTTGTAATTCTAGCTTTCACTACCGTTACCAGTGCACCATCAGTTATGACGTGTGTTGGTTGAGTATTAGGTTTTACTAATTCAATTTTTAATTTATTAAAACAATCCTTGAATGATGAAAGTTTTAAATCATTACCTATAGAAGAAATAAGAAGTTCGTAATCAGCTAGTCTAAACAATTTTCTTAAAACGTTTATCGGTGTAAATTCTTTAGTAGTCATTTTAACGCTATTGAAAAGAATGCATCCATCGTAAACGCTTAAAGGCCGATAAGCTAATACATCTGTTTTTGGTGAATTAAATCCTATAGCGATCTGTAAATGTTCTTCTAATTTGATTGTAGATTCATCTTTATTTTTAATGTTGAAATACGGCACACATATACCGTTAAGTTCCTGTAATACCGAAAATAGATGGCTATACAGTTCTTTATTTTTACATTCAAATTTAACTAGATCTTTATACTGAATATCTGCATCTTTATATAGATTTAATTCTGGGAAAAAAGTACCAGCCCCAACATCTGTTCTAATTAATTTCTGTTCTTCCAGGCTATATCTGATAACGTTATCAGTAAGATCAAAAAACATAGGTGTTAACGGTAAATAATTAGTTTCGGAATATATCACATTTGATATAAACACATGGAAAGTATTTTGAGGGTACTTACTACTATATTTTTCTTTATACGATTTAATAACACGACGTAAATCAAGTAATTCTAAATGCAGCAAGCTAGGGGTTAAGTTTTCAGCCATAATGTTAGGTCTCCTGTTGTTTAATTAACACTAAAATAAATAAAGTGAATATAAAAATAATTATAAATCATTTTCTATCTCTATTAGATAATATAACTTTACAATTTTGTTATTTTGCCATATCTATAATATTATTGGATGTTAAACTTTTTCTATAGGAGTATAAAAATGGCTATTAAGAATCCTAATTCTTCAACTAACTCGTTATCTCGTGTAAGGGTTAACGCAAACCAAGAATTAAACGCATTTGATTTTACAAACGTGTACTTAAACAGAAACCACTTTATTACCGAACAAGATCGCTATCCTGATTTAGTTGATAAAATATGGACATTTCTTCGTGAAGGTACGACTTATACTGACGTTAGAGTTCATCATGTTCTAGTTTATGAGCAAGTTATGGAAGGTAACCCATATAAGGTGTTGACGTTAAAACTATTAGCTGTTGTCGATAGTGCTGAAGGTAGATTCTACAGACTGTATAATATTAATCACGAGACTGATTTTGATATTGATGATTATATTGATATCAAGTTAGATGAAAAAGATTTTATTCCATCTGACATTTTTAAGAAATTAGAATCACATGGTATTGCACTTGCTTTAGAGTTAACTAAAGAAAACAAATATGTTTTATCTTTAATAAACAGCCACGATAGCGTTGGGTTTAAATAGGTTACACCGTTACTAGAGATAAATCTGGTATCACTGTTAAAACAGATTTAAAAGCATATCGCCGTGGAGATGAATCTGAAACCGTAAATGTAAATGATGTTATACAAGGTTTTTGTACAATGTCGAATGCATATACAGGAGTGGTGAATGCCGCAGCATTTTCCCAAACACTAGCAGATGAAGTGACTAAAGGTATTTTGCTTTTAATCTATGGATTATTTAATACGTATACCGAAGTATCTTATATATCACTATCGGAACAGAAGTAGATGGTAAATCAAATTACGTTTCTTTCTATATTGGTTACAATGTCGAACAAACGTTAGAAAAAGGAAATATAGGAAGTGGTAAAATCAGGATTGAACATGGTGGTCGTAAAAAAATTTCTTTTAGCATCGATAAAAGAGATAAAGAACAAATGCTAGATATGATTAAAAGCTTTGAAGCTTTCCGTAATAAATTAATCGTTAATAAATACGGTTATAACCCAACTAAACTCAATCGGGATATTGAAGAAAAAATCGTTAAAGATTTTATTAATATTGTTGATGTAGTTAGTGCGTATCGTCTTTTGTAAAAAAAAAATAGCAATGAATTAATATATCCTACAGCCACGTGGCTGTAGGATATATGTTTTATTAACATGAGAATAACACGCCTTTGTCACGACGACGTTCTTGAACTTGATGTTCTTGAACGATGATTTTTACATCATCTATATCGCCTTCAGTAAGGCGATATCCATTGTCCTCAACCCATTGATTACGTTCTTCTTTAGTATTGAAAGAACGATCGAATGGACGACGTTGAATAGTTAAAGTTTTATCGAATTCAGGAATAACCTTAACTGAGAATTTCTTCTCAAGTTCAACGTCAGCAACTAAAGTTGCTTCTGTTTTATTGGTGACTACCTCTGCATCTTGCCAGAGATAATATAATTCTCCAGCAAATGATTCAACCCAATCTTCTAATGGGTCTTCTTCGTCTCCGATGATAGATTCATTACGGTCACGGACTAGATTGTATTTATCCGCTAGGTTGTTGAAACAACTTTCAACGAAAGCTTTTACTTCGCTTTCGTTGGCATGTGAAGTAGTGTACTCTTCTACAACTTCCCCATCTAACCATAATGTCACATCAACTTGATAGAAATTACGATTCCATTGGTTACAATTTTTATCACCTTGAGCCCATACCGTTAGAGCGTAATCAGTGGCTTTGAAATATAAAGTTAATAAATTCATTTTAATCTCCTTGGATATTAGAATTTGATAATAAATTAATGAACATAAGTCCCACACCGATTAAGGTGTGGGGTTATGTTTTACTAAGGTTAGATAGTTTCTATTCGTACCCAGGAATGTAATGCTTGAGTGATAAACGACATTACAACGTTCAATCCTATAGCCCTAGACGGCTTGCCCAGAATTGCGGTAACCCTACTTTCCGTTCCGCAAACGTATTTGCGTACTTGGTTACGATTACCATCAATTCCTCAGGTAATGGTTCTTCACCCCACCATTGAACTAGATCGTAACGATCAAGAGATCTTAAATACTCTAGCGTTTCTTTGGTGTCGAAGTGTTTCCATTCCTTACCATAGATTCTGAAGGCATAGCCATGTTCGGTTTTACGAACATGGTTACGATCACTAATAAAACGACGTAAAGCACGTTCATGAGCAGGATCACGATAATCCCACATCCATACTTCAACACCATAGCCATTACGACCCCAATGACCAGCAGTCTCGTCATGAGATGCGTGGCTTTTATCCCAAGGGGCCACAATGATTTCGCGAATGAGATTTTCTAATCCGCGAATTTGAAATTCTTGTTCTCTGTGTACCACATGGTATAGATCACGTGGTAATGCCACGATGGTGGCTTTGTAGTTGAATACTACTGCCAAAGTCTCTAATGCTTTAGCTACTGTTTCGTTTTTGAAATTCTCTAACTTTAACATATTACCCTCCTTAGGGTCTTTTTATTGTATTGAATAAAAGGGTGCTATTCTACTAACACCCTTATATAAGTGAAACTTTTTATTATGTAAAATTGTAAAATTTATGTACTTTGATATGGTTAATTGATCAATACTTGATCATCATTAACCTTACCTTGACGCAGCATTCTTTGAAATTCGTTTTCACGAACCACAAATAATGGGTCGAAGTATTGATTAAATATAACGCGCATAAACGCCTCCTTATTTAACAAAGATTGTTGTTATATTATCAGGGTCGAATAAGCGACCCTGATAACCCCTTAGTTTTACTTCTCTTCAGAAGTGCATATATCCCTGCCTTAATGGGCAGGGATATATGTCCAATAAATAAACATTACTATTCCTATTTCATTTAGATGATATAAGTTTATAAAAATGATGCATTTTCAATTGCATCAAAATCGAACCATCAAAGATGGTTTAAAAATGATGCATTTAACAAACATATATCCTTAGGTTATATAACCTAAGGATATAAAAGTATTATTCGTTAAGTTCGAAACCTTGTTCAATAAATACTCTAAACGGTATAGGTTTTAAGTTATTTACTGTTATATAGTTTTTCTTATCCATACTGTATTCACGACTTAAATCATCAAAGAATACGGCTTTAATTGTTCTTTGATTGTTGTTTAAATCTTCATCCATATCGGTAGTACTCGTTACACCAAAATCAAGAACCTTACCTTGTTTATTTCTTATAGTAATTTTCTTAACTTCTGGCTCATTGACTAATACCGTTAAATATTTTTTAACATTTAACATTCTAATACAACAGAATAGATCTTTAGCTACACGCTCACCGTTCTCAGCCGTGTTAAATACCGAATCCATTACATCAGGTAATAATAAATCATGACTTAATGCAAAGAAACCATATTTACCTGTATCTAGATTTAAGAAAATATTACCATGTAATTCACGATGACCTGAACTTAAAACACCTGGTATCACTTCAATGTTATCCGCAGAGATACCTTCAGATTGTAACTTAGCTTTAAGTTCTTCAATAGGTAATCCAATCTCTATACCACCTGCATTATAAGACTGATTATTTTCTTCTAGTGTGAATAGTTTTGCAACATTATTTACATCACTGATAAAGTTTACCATATTTTCAAAGTAATCACTTTCTGGATCATCGACGTAAGATAAATCAGCTAAGAATGTATTTAAGTTTCCAAATAACTTATATAGGTCAGAACCACTAGCACCTTTTAATTTAGCACTTATATCTAATAACCAGTTAATAATAAGTTCTTTAACTTTACTACCGTATTCTGATTCACAATCTATCACGATTTCATTACTATAACTTGTTTTATTCGTTAAAGTAATGAAAGGTTTAATAGTATTATCACGTACTTTGATTTCACCATGTCTTCTCATTTCTAACGTTTTGATTCTGATACGAGAAGAAGGGTCAGAGAAGGTCTCTAACGCGATTAAACCAGCGTAGCCAGGTTCAATATTAAGTGAGAAATTATTGGTGTTAAATAACGTTTCTAGTACGTTATACGCCGTAAATTCTTCTACCTTAAATACTTTACCGTTAAACATAAATCCTTCTAAGATAGATGAAGGTTCTACTGTCTCAGAAATATCTTTAGTATTTAAATAGAAAGAGTATAAAGTGTTATCAGGAATAATCACTTTAAAATCATCACTAGGCATCAGTTTTAACGTAGGTAATAATACTTCGCTTAGCTCTTCTAAGGTTTTATAGAATGCTTTATACTTATCGAGGTTATCACATTCGATCTTATACCAATCTTCAAACTTGTAATCAAATTTAAGATACTCTACGATAGCTGAATTAAAATGTTCAGTACTAAACTGACATTCTAAAATTTCTAATTCTTTTTGACATTTACGAATCATCATATCGGTAAAGTCAAAGTACAGAGGAATTATTCTGTCTTTACCTACAGAATGGGTTTTAACAAAGATACGATAAACTTCGTTATCACCATATGCCTTTTTATATTTAGTTACACCTACACCATTAAAAACACGTAGCGTTAACAAATTTAAATGCAATAAACTGTTAGTAGCGGTTATTTCCATTTTAAATCTCCTATAAATAATAAATAACACAGTTAAACATACGTATATAAAGACCTTATAATTATTTATAATAATACCGTATTAATCTATTTAATGAAATTCGTTTTTAATTTTCACTATTTTCATAAGGAGTAAATCTATGGCTTACTGGTTAGCTAACGAACATCTTTCTCGCGTTAACGAAGAACGTGAATACAATAATAAATTATATCAATATTTTAGAAGTGAAGAGGGAGGTAATCGGGATGTAAAAGGTATCGTTACTGTATATTCAGTAGAACAAAATACAACTGATGACAGCCCTATGTTAGTCCCTTATGCTTTATGCATGTTTGGCAAAGACGCTAAAACTAAAGACATTAACTTATTTCCGTATAATTTAGAAATGCGGTTATATAAATTAGGGGCAAATACATCCGATTATACTATCGTTGAACACTTCACTGATGATTCTTTAATTCTTCTTTTAACCTTATCATCATTTGAACATAACGGAGTTAAGCTTGGTCTTGTAAAAGAAACCGTAGTTAATGAAATGGATAATAAAGAAGAAGATCTATATAGTTTTGTTTTATTCCGCAATATTATAGATTCTAGAGTAGATTATTTAAAATTAAAATGTCTTAAAAGCGCACATTCAAAAGAACCAGGGTTTGATTTATCACTTAATACAATCATATCGGATTTAACTAACAATAATGGTGCTAAAGTTATATCTGGTGGATATGGACTACATATACCAGGTGACGATATTAGTGTAATTACACCGGCTAAATTAAAGCAATTAATCTATAGTGTATTTTGTATTGGTATTGCAGAAATTGAACCTAGTATTTATTGGCTTGTTGATGAAAATACTACTGAAGGTAAAATCTGTTTTCAAGTAAATGCTGAAGAAACTATCAGTAAAACTAATGAAAGCAAGGATAAAATAAACTTTAAGAAAAATAGTGACATTCGATTAGAATTAACCTTTGATCGTAGAAATGAAAAAGACTTTGGAGAAATAATCAAGAAGTTAGAGTCACTTAAAAAGGACTATGATGATATTGATGGGAATACAGATAAACTCGCTAAGAAACGTTTCTTAGCGAGAAGTATTATTAATGTTAGAGAAAGTCTAGAACATTATGATACTGCTTTACAAGTATTAGAGTATATATACAAGTATTAAGGTATCTATAAAACAAATCAACCTATAAGAGTGGTTTAAACCACTCTTATATTTTTCAATAGGAGAATGAAATGACAATTAATCCGGAAATTACAGATCTATCACCCGTTTACTTGTGTAAACATCACTTTAAAGATCGTGTAAATAGTGAAACTCAAATTGGATACGATCTTAGATACGCATTGGTTGAGAAACTAGAATCAGGTACGCACTATGTATCAGTTAGTCTGTGTGAAGTTATCGTAAATCCAATAAAAGTAGAAAACGGTATAGAAAGTCTACAGGAATCACCTGATAAATTTTTAGTCATTATTGAAAATGAAGGTACCGTTGAATACCGTCTTTACGATAAACCTCTAGATAAAGAAATTAACCTAGATGATTATACGGTTGTCGATATCGATAATGATTATTACGATGTCTTTAACAGTATAGATGATATTACCAGTGAAAGTATCACGTTAGGGTTATATCGTAAAGGGGATAAATATATCCCTGTTCTCTTTAATCGTAATTATTCTATCGGTTTCGAAATCAATACATTGATTGGTAGTACTAAAAAGGTTGGTATATTAGAAATTAGTTTATTTGCATTTAAAACTAATTTTAAAGATAACACAACGACTCCTTTAAAAGGATTTAAAACCATTACCGAGGTGCCATTAGGTAAAGATCCTTTTTATAGTAAAAAATTAACACGTATCGAGATAGCGGAAAACCTTAAATTACTCATTTATAGTATCTTTAATTTTAACTTCAACATCAATGATATTAATCTTGGTGTTGAGCAAAATGAAGATGATAACACAACTGAGTTCTGTATCCGTTATAATGTCGATAAAGTACTCTGTAATCGATATAGTAATGAAGTTATATTCAGCCTAGGTACAAGTGCTCAGAAAATACTTAAGTTTAGTGTAAAACGTAATAGTAGTAGAGACATGAGTAAAACGATTATTAACTTTGTTAAATTCAAAGATAAGCTTAAATCTTCGAATTATGGTTATACACCAGCTAAGTTAAATAAGAATGTAGAGGAAATGATTATTAAAGACTTCTGTGAATTCACGAATACAAATGAAGTTTTTTATAAATTATAAAAAAATAATAATATTGAACCGATTAATAAGGATAGTCTTAAGACTATCCTTATATTTAATGTTAATTAGTTTACCAAAATTGGTTAACGAACTTTATTTGAGCGTTATCTCAAAATAAAGTTATATTTCCAATCTTGGATAGCGTTAAATAACTTATCGCCAATCCGATTGGAAACTTTGTGTAGAAAATTATCCGTAATGAAGATCAGTTTTTCATGACCTTTGCTTTTACGGATTTCTTCATCATACACACCTTCGACGTTTTTAAATTCGTCATGCAAGGATGGATAAAATCTTTGTAAGAATCTACCCAATGTGTATTTATTCATGAATTGGTACATATAGTCGTCCTCCATGAATATTCTCCTTATATTATCACAAGCTTTCTGTTGTGTATCAGTAATAAAAGCCCTATGCTCTTATCACTGAGATAATATAAGTTTATAAAGTTTATGCATTTCTTGTATTACACTTTAAACACGTCAAACATATATCCCACACCCATATGGGTGTGGGATATATTTCAGTATTTCTACCTAATGATTTTATAAACTAAAATCCTTTCCTCTATTACACATCTCTATTATAGTCTTTCTATCGGTTTATGTTTTCATAAACGGTTACGCGACTCTTTCACGTTACTTTTTCAATATAATCAACTATAACTTAAATATATAATCTAAGTCTAGATATTTAGTTTACTTCACCGATTAAGGTTGTACTGGTTTACCATTGATCGCGTTACGTTTGTTACGCTCTTCACGTGCTTTTTTCTCAGCCGCTGTTTCTTCTGGTAATACGGTAGTGTTTTCTAATTTGTTACCAAATTCTTTCACTTCGTCAGCTGTACGAGTTACTACTGGTAATACAGTAGCTTCGCCAGTAACTTCTTCGATACCAGTGATATCAACAACCGCAATGATTGGAATATTAACAACGTGCATGTAACGTGGATGTACTAAGTGTTGGTTGAAGGTTTGTGCACCACGAGATAATTGGGTAGAAACCATTAACTCTGGAGTCCAAATGAATGTACCGTAAGAGAACGGATCTGGACCTTCATCGCTGTTTACACGAGTTAAAGTAAGTACGATTTTGTTACGCATCAATTTGTTCGGAGTAGAAGCAATTTCATATTCCATTTTACCACCGAATAAACGAGTATCACCTTGGATATTCAAGTATTGTGGTAAACGGTAGTCAGTACCGATAGCAACTTTGATTTTACCTACGTTACCGCCAGTCATTTGTTCAACTACTGGGATATAGTTAGTTTCTTGTAAGATACGACCAACCATTTCGTTAAGTTTAGTAGTAATACCACCTTGGATGTCTTTAAGACGATTTTCAGATGAAGTACTATTTACTAAAGTAGGTAAGTGAAGTTTTTCACGTAAGAAGCACGGAGTTAAGAAGTAACGACCGATACCTGGGAATGAATCACGTGAAGTTTGGTCTACGAAGTTGTATTTAGCAACTAATTCTTCCATTAACGCAGCGTGGTTAAGAACAGTAGTCACCGCGTCGTTGTTCGCTTGGATACGAGTAGCGTTAACTAATGCTTTAACATCTGGATGTTCTTTGTGAGCATCTACGATTGGTTTTTGGATAGAAATAGGACTACGTAGTGGAACAACGAATTGTTCACGGTATTCAGTTGAATCTAATAATAGACCGCGTGAACGTAAGTCGTAGTTAGTACGACGAGCTTCTAAATCGAAACCAGCAAATTTAACTTTGCTTGATGGTTTACCTAAGTCTAAACCACCGATGATAGCTTTAAGAGCAGGATCTTCTAAAGATACTTCTACGCCATCTTTGTAAACGGTAGAGATTTCTACTGGAGCTGCAACGATTTCAACGTTACCGTATTCAACGGTACCTTTACCGAAACCACGTACGCGTAAACGAACTGCGTAACCAGCATCTTCTAACTGTTTGAACACAGGCACTACAGTACCATCCATCGCTAAACGATCAGCTGATAATAAGAATGAACCGTTGTCGAATGTTAATGCGATTTCACGCATGTTACCTTCGATAGCACGGTAGAATGCTGAGGTACGGAGTAAGTGTGTGTTAAATTTAACAAATTTACCATCTACTTCTAAGTAAATGTTTTCTAATGCAACACGGCTATCTAAAGAATCTTTCTCATTCATTAAACCGTTAGCGATTAATGAAGGGTGAGAAGATAAACCTAATAGGTTGTGTTCCATGTTAGTTTTTAACGGTGCAGATAATACATCGATACCGTCTAAGTTACGTAAAGTACGTACTGCCGCAGAAGCATCATCTAAGAAGTGTTCTACGTTTTTGATTGGGTCAATACCACCAACTTTAGCACCACCTTCTTGTACGAATGGGATGATTTCAGTTGAGTTAGTTTCTAAAACTTCTGGGTGGGTTAACGCATCGATAAGGTTACGTTTAACGATATCTTTAGCTTGACCGTTTGGTAAATGTTCAATACCATTCCACACTTGTTCCATACGGATGTTAACAATGTAACCAACTTCGTCAGGAGTGATTGTTAACGGTTTGAAGAACAATGCAGAGAATTCATCTTGGCGTGATGCCAATACGTTAAAGATGATTGAGTAGTTTAGATATTTATCTAATACTTTTTCATCGAAAGATTCTACAGCTACTTGGTTGCTTGTAGAAATAGATACATCACCGTATGGGCCGAATGCATAGCTTTCGAATGAGTGTACTGGAACACCTTTTTCTAAAGACGCGTTCATTTGTTGACGGTTATAGCCAGCTAAGTCACCTGAAGCACCTAAAAGGATTTGTGCTGCTTCTAAAGAGTGAGCTGGGATGCCACCTTCAATACCATTTAAATTGTGCGCTGCGAAGATGCCTTCTAAGTGATTGCTGATTTCTTCCATGCCTGCACGATAGTTTTCCATTTGAACAGAATTTAAAGATTCTGATTCAACAGAGATAAAACTGTTTAATTCGTTTTTGCCGTATAAGTGAGCAGTAGATGCATCGTTACGTGATACTTCTAAATCACTCGCGATAGACTCGATAGCAGCCGTCATTGCATCAACGTGTTTTTTAAACTTAGCCATTTATGCTGTTTCCTTTAAAATTATTTATATTTGTTTACGTAAACATTTATTGTATTTCAAATAAACGTGCTTTTAATTAAAATGTTTTTGTTAATTTACTATTTTACTATTTTTAAAAAAGTAGAATGTAAATATTGCTAAATATTAAATATTTACATACTACATTACAAAAAGCATAATAAATGGTAACATTTATCTAATGCTACCTAATTTTAAAATGTATTTTGTAACCGGGTGATTTCTAATAACTTCGAAACCGAACATGTCGTAAAATACGTTAAGTAGTTCTTGTTTATAAGTTAATAGATCTGTTTGGGTTTCTTCAGTATTACGTTTAAAGAAAACGCATTTAACATCTGGCTTATTGATCTTATCATGTAAATGGTAAGATTCCAATACACCAAAGGTTCTTGTTAAATCATCTTCATTAATTTTTTTCATATCTTCTCGTTTACGGAGATAGGAATCATACTGAGTTTTAACTTGACTTAACCAAGTTATGTTATCTTGTTTTTGCAAGATGTTCTTTAAACCAGATGTTACGATAAAATCATTAAATTTATCATCTATGGTTTGTTCATATACATATTGAAAAACATCTTCTAAATTTAACTTAGTAGACAGAACTGATAAGTCAGTTAAGGTTTCTAAATTAAATGTATCAGGGTGTTGTTCAATTAATTGAGCAAGAGTGTGAGGTAGATTAACTACGTACACATCTGCTACACTAAGTTCAGACATAAAGTTATCCCCTTATATTGAGAAATTCTGAAATCAATATTTAAACATAACATGCACTTATATTATTGGAGTTTTTGTCAATGGACCCGCGTATTTTATTAGTACAATCAATCGCATTATTATTCTGGGAATCGTTAATCCCGGAAAGTGGAAAAAATAGTAAAGAAATAGTCTTAAATATCATCAATAGTTTACCTGCGCCAGAAGGTGTAACAGCCACTGATGATGATAGAGAAAACCTCATAGCGTTAAGAGATATTGCTCAATCAATGGCTTTACGTAATGGTGAAGAACAATACGATAAAGATTTCTTATTAAGTAAAGTTAAATTAAGTATTAAGAAAGATCCTGAATTACGGGATGATATTACTGGTTTATTAGATGGAGAAACCACTCCTGAAAAAGTATTATTAAAAGTTGATTTACTTCAAAAAGAATTAAATAAATATTTTACTCAAAAAGACTTTTTAAATGAAATAAAAAAGTTAGCGAGTAAAACGATTTATGCTGGTGCACCTGCATTTAAAGTTTCTGATATGGCTAAACTTGTTTCAGCTACGATGGAAAGATTCATTGATAGTGAAACAAATGCCAACGATGACCCAGCATTAAACGGTATGGGTGATACTGAATCAGAAGAAGAGTTAGCTAAACACTTTATGAACGTTCAAGAAGATTTGGATGTTAATAGTGTTATTAAAACAGGCTGGCAAAGATTTAATAGAATGTGTGGTGATGTGGATGGGTTACGTCGAGGCAACATGTACGTAATCGGAGCAAGACCTTCTAATGGTAAATCATTAGTCACGAGTTGTTTAACATTACACTCGATGATGTTTAATAAACCTTACTTATTTGATCCCACGAAGAAACCCTGTATTCTTCATATCTCAACAGAAAACGATATTCCGTTAAACATGCGGATTTGGTTTAAATACTGGTGGGAATATGAAAACAATGCACAATGTAATATCTTAGAGATGGACCCAGCTTACATGGCTAAATGGTTTATTGACCATGTAAAGGAACGTGGGTATACTTTTAAGTTTTATCACATTGATCCAACCAATACTTCGTATCGTGAAATCCTTTCTAAATTTATGGATTTAGAAGCTCAAGGTTTTGAAATCCAGTTAGCCGCAGTTGACTACTTAGCGATGATTAACGGTGATGGTTTAGGTGACGAAAATAGAGCATTCTGGATAAGACAATTATTCAAAGTCATGCGTAACTATTGTAACCCTAGACGTATTACGTTATTAACACCACATCAGGTAGCGACAGACGCAGCCATGTTGTTAAGACAAGGTAGTACAGACTTTGTTAAACAAATCGCTGGTAAACGTTATTGGAGTGAATGTAGAAGTATTGACATGGAAGTCGATATGGAAATCGTGTGTAATATTGAACACGATGCTGAGAAGAATGCTTGGATGGCATTTGCTCGAGGTAAAGACAGAAGCAGCCAAGGCACGCCTGAAAAGGATTGTTCGTTCTTTATTCCGTTTAGTAAGTTCGGTGGATTACGTCCTGACTTAGAAACGAAAGATAGCGGTAAATCTGAATTAAGAGATAATACTGGTATTAGTGTAGATGCATCAGCATGGATGGGTGCTGGCGCAGATGATTTCTAAAGTACGTCATATATCCTACACCTTTTGGGTGTAGGATATATGTTCAATCATGAAGGTTCTTCATCGGTAACGTATATATTCATCGCTACATTACACACCATCGCTGTCTCTAATGGACTCGCTTGTGGTAACGCATATGCTGCATGGTATTCGTGAAGAGTACCGTATAACGTCTTGATGTTATCTGTACCGATATAACGAATCTTAACCGGCATACCTGGCTTAATCAAATCAGGATCTGCATAACGCCATGTTAAATTTACGTAATCACCTTGGTTACCAACTACTTCAGATGCAAGACTAGCAGTATTCATCGTTTGACGATATACTTGTTTTAAATTCTGTATACCGTCTTGACGTCCAACGAAGTCCATAGACGACAACGCAGAAGCACCATCTTTATAAACTTGGTTAGGCGCTACGTCTGTACGAGTTTTATCTACAAGTTCTTTTAAATTCATGTATTGAACACCAGTACTGTTATTTAACTCATTGTATCTGTCTTTCTTAATATCGACTTCAGCAGTCACATAGACGTTTACGTTTTTATCATCGACGAAATAAGTTCGTTTTTGATTACCATTTTCCATATTGTTGTAGTTTTGATCCACTACCGTAATGGTTAGTTTATCTTTTTCCTTTTGATAACGTTTGTTATTAAAGATAGGATAAAGACACCAATAATATTCTTCATCGATCATGTGAACATAAAGACCAATACCATGGTTATAGATACCATAAGTCTTTTGAATGTAATGAGCAATATCCTTGATTAACGTCCCTCTAGGAACGATCATCATGCGTAATGCCGTTACATCTGGGTTTACTGGTCTATTGATACCAACGATCCCGTAATCGCTTCCTACGCCGTCTAATGCCATACATAACGCTTCGAATGGATTCGTCTTATTGAACATACAGGCAAACGTAGCCATTTTCAATTTCAATATATCTGCATCGATAAGTTGAATGGTGAAAGTGGTATACGTTAAATCAGGGTTAGGAATCTCCTTACCCTGACCTGTACTCTCAGTAATACCACGTTCAGGTATATTCGATAATAATCCACGATACTTACGAATCTTAGGCGTACTATTGTCGATTTCAAAGTTACCTGTCTCACTATATTGGGTAGCGATTAATGTACATTGTAAATCGTTTTCACTCGGTACGATCTTATCAAAGAAGTCCTTAGTATTACACATGCACTCTAATGTAATTTCATCGGTATAGTTGGTAACAAAGTTTCCATATTTGTGGATCGACGTTACCCTAAAAATATTAACGATACCTTTTTCCGTATTGATGACTAAACTATAGTTCCAATGTACTGGACGAATCTTCTTCATACATTCAGTAACGAAGTTCTTAACAACGGTATCATGTAATGTTTTTCTACCAGCCATTAAATTACTCCTTTAAGCTGTTTAAGCGTACCTGGGTCAAACGTTTGTCTAATATCCACTGCATTAAATAATCCAGTTGTTTCATCTGTA